TTTGGAAGTAGTGTCCATCATCTGCTTGAAATGGCTTATAAGGGGTCTACAGTGCGTCGGGAGGAGCGAGTCTATGCCGAGGTACTAGGATGGAAATTAGGGGGCGCATTCGACGTTTTAGAGGGTTCTCACCTATCTGATTACAAGGTAACCTCAGTATTCGCTGCTAGTGGCAAAATTGAGTGGGAACGCCAATTAAACGTCCTAAGATGGCTATTGCATAAGAATGGCACAGAAGTCACTAAATTAAGCATTACAGCCATTTTCAGAGACTGGAGACCCCGTGAGCAACAAAAGAACCCAGAGTACCCTGCAAGACCTATTCTGACCCTTCCTATCCGTATGTGGACATTAGATGAGGCAGAGGCATACATTAATGAGCGTGTTGCACTGCATCAATTAGCAGAGCCTCCAATGTGTACAGATGAAGAAAGATGGACTACACCAGAACAATGGGCCTTGATGAAAAAAGGTGGCAAACGTGCCATAAAGCTATATCCGTCACAAGAGGGTGTTACACTCGGCACAGACCAACATTGGGAGCACCGCCCTGCTACATATAGACGTTGTGAAGACTATTGCAGCGTAAATAAATTCTGTCCAGTATGGAGTAATGTAATTTTTTAAAGTACACTAACAAATGAGACCACAGGCATTCATCCCCCACTTCCCCCAGACGGCTCCCCTCCGTCCTAGTCTGTGGTCTCAACTTACGAGAACGATATGACTACTATTGTTGGCGATTGGATTAATAAAAAATTAGTTGCAGACAGTCAGTTTTCAGACGATGATTCAGGTATTAAATATTTTGAAGATAAGATTATTGTAATAGAGGGTGGTTTTTTAGGAGTAGCAGGTAACTGGGTGGATGGTGAAAAGGTTGTTGATTACATTAACAAAAAACAAAAGACTAAACCAAAGTTGCATACAGATAGTTCATTTTTAAAATTGACCGAAGAAGGTCTTTTTTCTTGTGGAGATGATTTAGAGTGGGAAAGAGTAAGAACTTTTATGGCAATAGGGTCAGGTTCTATGGCTGCAGAAGTATGTATGAGAATGGGATTAAGTGCAGAGGAAGCTGTTAAATGGGCGTGTAATGTGGACTTAAAAAGCCACGAGCCAGTCAAAACATATAAATTAGGCGAATAACATGGGATTAGCTCGATGTAGTGATGAAGATTTTATAGAATTGTGGAATAAACATCAATCAGGAAGCATATTAGCAAAAGCATTAGATATTGACCTTCGTAACGTACTGCGTCGAAGAAATAGAATGGAAAAGAAATACAACATTAAATTAGAAGCAAAAGAAAGACCAAGTCAAAGATTAATGATTCCTGAAAACAAAGTCCGCACTAATCTGTCTATGGAAGATGGATTGATTATTGTGGGTTCTGATTGCCACTATTGGCCTGGATATGTTAGTACCGCCCATAGAGCATTTGTACATCTAATCAAGAAACTAAAACCTAATGGAATAGTCCTTAATGGTGACATTATGGATAATGCCACGATTAGTCAACACAATAGGATTGGGTGGGATAAGACTCCTACTGTAAAAGAAGAACTAGAAGAAGTCCAAGCTAGGTTGGGGGATATTGAAAAGGTACGTCCTGCAGGAGCATTCATGCACCGCACCATTGGTAATCACGACCTTCGTTTTGATGGTAAGTTATCGAATGTATTAGGACAGTATGAAGGAGTGCCTGGAATGGCATTAGCTGACCACTTACCGCATTGGACATATTCTTGGTCTTTAATGGTTAACACTACCTGTATGATTAAGCATCGGTGGCACAATGGTCAACATGGAGTATTTAACAACACCCTAAAAAGTGGGGTCTCAATGGTCACAGGGCATTTGCATTCCTTGAAAGTGACCCCTTGGACTGATTATAATGGTGACAGATATGGCGTTGACACAGGAACAATGTCGGCAATTGGAGGAGACAAGTACATTTACACGGAAGATTCGCCCGTCAATTGGAGAAGTGGATTCGCACTCCTTACATTCCGTAACGGAGAACTTATGCCGCCAGAACTTGTACAAGTCATTAACGAAGATGATGGATTGGTGTTCTTTCGAGGAGAGGTAATCAAAGTATGAAAATAGATGTCAAAATTATTAAGGAAAACGAAGATGGGTCAGCCAACGCTCAAGTTGATTTCGATAAAGAAGGACTCGAAACACTCGTACAGTGGGGGCTTGTTGGTATCCTTACCAAAGCAATTGATGAGTATAAAGTTCGACCCGCAGAAGCTGAGACTGCTATTGAGCCAACATTTCCAATTAAAAAAGGAAAAAAGAAATGAATCGAAACTGGGATAAAGCATTTGACCTTGTTATTGTAAACGAGGGAGGATACGTTGATAATAGCCAAGACCCTGGAGGTGCTACTAACTGGGGTTGTACTAAAGCAGTATGGGAAAAGTATGTCGGACATGAAGTCACAAAGGACGATATTAAGGCCCTAACTAAAGAAGACGTTAAACCACTATACAAGAGGAACTATTGGGATGCCATACACGGAGATGCTATTCCTTCGGGACTTGACTATTGCATTTTTGACTGTGCTATCAATAGTGGTGTTGGTAGGGCAGCAAAATTTATCCAAGAAATCGTGGGTGTTCCTGCTGATGGTGCAATCGGCAACAATACTGTTACTGCTATAACTCAGATTAACTCTATAACGTTGATTAATGAGTTTTCAGATAAACGTCAAGCATTCCTAGAATCACTCAAAACTTTCCCTACATTTGGAAAGGGTTGGACAAAAAGAGTTCAAGAAGTTCGTACTAAATCATTAGAAATGGCTAATTAAGACCTATTTGAGACCGTATCCAGTCTTGGGTTGATTCGAGTTGCTGGGTTGTTGTGGCACATTGTTCGGCAAAATCCAATGTGTTGACGGTAGTGCCATTAATTGTGATGGTGGCGTTGGGAACGCTGGACACTGGACTGCTACTGGCGTTGTGCATCCCACCATACATAAGATGAATGCTGTTAATACGAGCTTGATAAGCATCGGATACTCCTTTATTAATTAATTCTTGTTCTTTAAGTTTGTCTTTATTTTCTTGAATTTGTTTCTCTGCAACAATTCTAACTTCGTCTTGGAAGTTAACAAAGCGTATATGCTCCACATAAAAGCCAGCACCAAAGGAACCAAATACAAGAGCAAGATATATGTAAATTTGGACACTAGCACCGCCTAATAAAGAAAGAATAAAGTTCATTTTGGTTCAGGTTCCGCACCTGCTACTTGTTTACCTGCTACAGATGCTGCACCCGAACCTGATACGATTCCCAAAGCACCAGCTAATTCAGTAAGGCTAATATCTTTGCCTGTATAGATTAAATAAATGGCTGAACAGCCGACAAGCAAAAATCCAAGCATCCATGCCCATTTAGCAATGTCATGCGTTTGATTGTCTTTACCTGTCAATATGTGTGTAAAAATTTCATTCATAATTTATAACCCCATGTTAAATACCATGATATTAATGCTGCAACTGCAAAACAATAAAACTGTACTTTACGCACTTCTTTTAAATCATGTTGGAACGCTTCATTATTTTTACGTTCCATATTCTCTATGTCTAGCTTAATCTTTAAAACTGCATCCCATTCTTTAGCTCCATATTTCTTAACAAAGTCTATCTTTAACTTTGCTTCTTTGTCGCTAATTTGCTTCTTTTGTTGCCAATCTTCTAAAGCCTTAATTAATGCTGTTTGTTTACGATGTTCTTCTTCTCTTACTGCTCTACGTCTTTCTGTTGCTTTTTGTTGCGCTACAGCAAGTCCGTCATGCTGTATTCCTTCTATACTTTTAGTTAATCCTTTACTTGCCTCTCTGCTTGCATCAATACTGCTGCTAAGAGTTTTTGCCCCTTGTGCAATACCGAATGGGTCTGCCATAATTACTTAACACTAATTTGACCAGAGCCAGCAAGATAGATTAAAAGAGCTACTACACCCATACCAATTACTTTGAGAGCTTTGGTAACAACACCTTCTCCTATTGTTTGGTAAAAGTTGTTAATAACCTTTTCGGTTACTTTTTCAACAAGTTCTTCAAGTTCTTCGTCAGTTAGATTGATAGCCATAATTAGGTTGCTTGGGTTTGGGAGGTTAATATGCCGTTAGTAAATGTCATGGAACCATTAGTTCCAGTAACTGTTAATTTTGCTGTAGTAATTGTTACAGATAATCCGCTTCCTAGACCAAGATTGGTTCTTGCGCCAGATGCTGTATTTGCTCCTGTACCACCAGACGTAATAGGAATAGGGACTGAAGCTGATAGAGTTGTAAAATTACCTGTAGAAGGTGTAGTTGCACCAATAGGAGTGCTATTAACCGTACTACCTGCAATTCCCACTCCTCCGATGGAACCCCCTGTAATTGCTACAGAATTGGCATTTTCATATGCCATTGTTCCCAAAGTACCCGTTTGTTGGTTAATAAATTGGAAAACACTGTAGAACCAGTCACGGAACTGTCTTGAAGCTACGTCTTGATTAGTTGGAGGTGGAGGGGCTAGTTTTGCCATTAATCTTCGTCCGAAGTGTCATATATCCAGTTTTCAGCATATCCATATTCTTGCAGTGCAGGAATTTGATGTTCCATTGCTTCGCCAATGTCATCCCTAACATTTATACAGTCAGGAATTTCAATTTTCTTAACGTTTTTATAAGCACGTTCACAGGCTTGTTTAACGGTCTTTCCTACCCCGTTTGCCACTAGAACATAGTCACCTGCCGTCACTAAGCAAGGACGCTCTACAACACCGTTCTCGTCGTTCTGAGGTGCATTGCCAACCATTACCTCACATAAGGCAAAATCATCACTTAAATGGTCGGGTAAACCATAGATAGGAAATCCTGTATGGTCACGCCCCGTAGTTTTAGACCTAGGGTAATCCCCAATAGGGATAACGATACCAGTAGCAGTGTCGTAACTAACTTTGAGAGTATCTTTACCATTTAATAGGTCAACCATCCAATCAACAACAGAGCCTTTATGGACGGCTTGTTGAATGTTAAATAAAGGCCATCCTTTACGCATAGTCCACTCTAGTGGGCGAGGTTCACCTTTTTCATCCACAATGAAGGCTAAATCTACATAACCAGTATGTCCTATATAACACAGGTAGTCTTCAAAGCGTTTTAGGGTTTCATCAAACAAGTTAGATTTAGTAACATATTTGATAACAGTACCTTGTTCACCTGTATTGCATCCATAGTTACCTGACATGAGCTTCTTGTGCTCAAATCCTTCAAGAATGTTTTTACCAAATCCATTAGGGCCTATCCAAGCACCTACTCCAAATTCGATACCTGGAACAAACTCTTGCAGGATGAAGTCTCTTCTTTTTCCACTTGTTTTCCATCGTTGAAGCATGAAGACCATATCTGCAGGTGATTTAGATACGTAAGATAGTGCTTTGTCAGCATCCCCAGAGGGTTTGGACACATATCTCGTGGGGTTTGCTTTAACAAATTCAATAGCAGAGTTGTAATCATGGAATTCAAAAGAAGGAATGACGGATAATCCCGCACGTTTCATAATGTCTTGACCATAATCTCTGTCAAGCTCTAGTTTTGCACCTAATTGGTTTGTCCCAATAATTGGATAACCTTCTTCATGGTATTTCTCCAATTTACGCATTTCAAATGCGTTATCTGATAAAACAATTAAGTCTGCTTGTTTGGCATGAATTTCCCAGTTTTGAACTTGGTCGATTAATCCCTTACCAATCTTAGATAGTTCTTGTCCATGTGGACGTACCCATTGTTTAACTTCGTGTCCTTCGGAAAGAGCACGAATACCAAAGTCTACAAGAGCACCTGCGGGGTCAAGAAGAAGAATCTTCATTTCATTTTCTTTCTAGTCTTGCCTGAAGGTGGTTTACCTGCTTTAGCTTTAGATAGGGCAATAGCTACTGCTTGTTTCTGAGGACGACCAGCCTTCACCTCTTTTGAAATGTTAGATGAAATAGTCTTTTTAGATGAACCTGATTTAAGAGGCATTATTGTCCTTGTGTTACTTTAGATGTGGCATTAACAGCTTCTTCGGATTTTGATATTCCGATTGAACGAAGTAATTGTCGCTGAAATCTTGTTGTCATAGGAATGGAAGATTTACCTTCTTTTCTTAATTTTTCAATTTGATTGATTAAGTTTCTGTACCTTGTAGCATCTTTTGAATTTAATAAACCTGCTCTTTGTAGAGTTGTTGACATTCTTTCAAATTCAGATGCAATCTTTTCGGTAGGAGTATTTTGTAAATGTTTACGCATAGAATCTCTTAATGCACCCTTTAGATATGGGTCATTTAAAGTTTGTAATGCCAACTTGTCTGCATCTCCCTGAACACCAAGTTTTGAAATAATATATGGAATCTTGTCTTTAGCTTCAGCAGTCTTTTCTGCTCTAAACGCTGCACGATAATCTTTTTCAGAACTACCTATGCCAGCTTTTTCTTGCCAATTTGCAAATGAATCCCGTAACTTACTTCTAACATCTTTAGAAATACTAGCGGGTAACGCTGCTTTACCTTCTGCAGTTAGTGAACCCTGCCATTCACGAACAATTTCATCAACTGTCTTACCATAAGAGCCTCTTACATCGGGATTCTTGTTTGTGTCGGTTTTTAGTCTGCTCAGTAAATCTTTGTAATCTGTATTAGATATACTGCCACGTTCTTTTAAAACATTAAGTTGTTTTTCAAATTGTTGGAACTCTTGACTTTTTGAAAATAAAGAAGATGGAACTGCAGATTCTAGTTCTGCAATTTGAGCTTTAATTGGGCCTTGTTCAGTTAATTTAGTAACTGCAAGTTTCTTTTTAAGATTAGCAATTTGTGATTTAACAACTTCTTGTCTTTGAGAATCTTGTTCAATAACAGTTCCAACATCTTCATACATTTTGTTTCTAAGCACAGTAGATGGTTTTTCGTTTAATGGAACTTTGATATTGTATTTATCTTCAACCATTCCAGACAATTCTTGTTGGGTTTGTTCTTGAAATTTTGTTCCTTGAGCACCAACTTCAAATCCAGGCTTTGGAGCACCAAATATTTGTTTTTGCCTAGTAGCTGCTTGATATTCTCTTTGGCCTTGGGATTCTCCAAACGCACCTCCCAAATAAGAAGCTGCTAATGGCATATTACCTTTAGCGGCATAAGCACCAGCTTTGGTAAGAGATAACAATGATTGTGTTAATCTTTGACCAACAGCATCACCTAAAGTTGCTGCCATCATTTGTAATGGCATTTTAACTGCGGTAGGAGCACCATAAGCCTCTGCTGCTTGTGTGGCTACATCTGTTGCTCCACCCCCAGCCATACCACCCAACATACGTTGACTAGGCGGTATTAATTCCATAGCTTGACCAGCAATTTTAGCAGGAGCGAATGGCATTGCTTTTAATATTTTAGGAGCAGCCAATCCAATAGCACCACCAACCCCTGTAGAGATACCAGCTTGAGTAGCACGTTCACCAGCACCCATTTTAACTGGTTCTTGAGGCTCCATAGACATTTCTTGTCCCGTTACCTTGCCAACACCCTTAATAACGGCTTTAGGCAATGCTGTAGCACGTTTAAGAATATCTTTTACAGAATACTTTGAAGATGGCTCTTCCTTGACTAAGTCAGAAGGAGGAGACATTAAATCGCTTGGTGGGCCTCCAACATCAACCAAATCTGATGGGGGAGACATCAAGTCTGATGGAGGATTTGCCATTACTTAGATTCCCATGTGCCATCTGGTTTTTTCCACCACCATTTTTTCTGTGATGGGCTATATTGTGCTCCAGCAGGTACTCCTTCGGGAGCTTTAGGAATTGATAATTTAGCTTCAGAGGGTTTAGCTTCAGCAGATTTTTCAGCAGGAGCTTGAGTACGTTTGATTGTATCTGTATTGATACCATAACGTTTGGTAGATTTACGGTCTGACTCAGCTAATCCACGGTATACACCTACAGCACTAGTTGGAGATAATCCTTCAAGACCAAGAACATCTTTTTGTAATCTTAATTCAGACACAAGAACACGTCCACCACCAGATGCTGCCAATGCACGAGCATTAATAACGTCAACAGCTTTCTTAGCAATTAAACGAGCTTGAGTAACTTCATCTTTAGGAACGCCACTCTTCTCAAGTTTATCCGCTTCCCTATTAATAATATCTGTAGCTGCACTAGCATCTTGACTGTCATAACGTTCAGGTAAAAACTTATCAAAGTTCTTATAAAAACTACCAACCAAACCTGCTGCTTGTCGATTTTGTTGGACTAGAGTAGCCAATTCATCTGTCAACTCGGCAGCTTCTAATTTAGTGGAGACAGCAACAACTTCTTTAGGCCCAAGTTTTTTAATTTCAGATTCAGGAATATAATTTTTAAGTCCTTCAACTTGACCTTTTACTTCTTTATATTCTTTTCCAAGACCATTTTGACCTAGAGCTTGTATAGAACGATTAAGCCTGTCTGCACGTTCATTTGCATTCTTTTGTGCTTCTTTGGCACGGTCTTGAGCTTCAATCTTGGCTCTCATAGTAGGAGACATTTTAGAAAGTAATTTCTGTTTCATCTCCGGAGACCAAGTAGTCGGAAAGTCTTTAGGCGGTTCAATACCAGTACGCTCTAAAGCATCTTTTAATCTTTGGTCGTATTCACCTTGACTATTAGCACCATATAAAGCAGAAGCAAAGTCATCTTTAGCCTCAGTCTTAAGTTTTTGTGCTTCTTGTTGCGTTCTTTGTGCGTTATTTAAATACCTTCTGGCTTCCATGTCAGCAACTTGTGCTTCTTTGTCTTTACCCATTGCTTTGAGATATTGTGCTTCTTTAGCTTTTGCTTGAGCGTTTTGTTGGTCTGTTTGAGCAGTAATTAATGTTTGATTAACCAAACCAGCACTTGTCATTTCTCCATCGGGAGTAGTCAACTTATATTGTGGGCCTAACATATTGCCAGCCATAG